AATTAATAAGTATAATCGTAAAACCGATCCTGCTGTTAAATTAAGAGAAGGTTTTATTGATTTGTCAAAAAAAATTGCAAAAATGAAAGGTTATAGAGATAATTAATTAATAAATAGGAAAGAGAAGATGAAAACGCAGAAGGAAATAGCACATCTTAAAAGAGTAGCTTCTTTAAACTGCATTATTTGTGATAGTCCACAAGTACAAGTGCATCATATCAGACCAATAGGTACAGGAATTGGTCGTAGGAGTTCACATTTTGATACGATTCCCTTATGCTACAATCATCATTTAGGAGCATTTTCAATACATAACAATAAATTAATGTTTGAAAAAAGATATGGAACAGAGGAAGAATTATTAAAAAAAACAAGGGAGAAGCTGAATGGGTACGATATCTTATAGGTCTAATAAAATATGAATGGTGGCTATGTTAAAATAGCTAGAGGTATTTTTAAGCATAATATGTTTAAAGATGAGCCATTTACTGAAAGGGAAGCGTGGATATGGCTAATTTGTGGTGCAAGTTACAAAGATGACACAATTAGGATTCCAAATACTAATATTGTTACCAAAATAAAACGTGGTGAGTATATGGCAAGTTATCGTTTTTTAGCCACAAAGTTTAAATGGCCAATTAGTAGGGTAAAAAGAGTTATTGAACGATTCAAGAGTGGTCTAATGTTGAACACAAGAGTGGAACAGGGCATTACGTTTATAACCATTGAAAACTATGACGAATATCAATTTTTCGTCCAGCAACGACACAGCGTTGAGTACACCACGACTCCTAAAAGCGGAACAAATATAAGTAAAGAAGTAAATATAAGAAGTATATATACGTCCAAGTTTAATAAGTTTTGGGAGTTAATACCTAGCAAGATGAGGAAAGGCAAAGGTAAGGCATTAAAGGCTTATAAAGGTATTAAAACAACGCTAACAGAAGAAGAATTAGCCCAGCGTTATCATCAACATCATCGCATTAATAAGGACTATACCAAACACCCTGCTACTTGGCTTAATCAGGAATGTTGGTTAGATGATGAAGTACAAAATACAACTAATAAACCTAATTTGATAGATCGTATGAAAAAGCTAGGATATACGCATAGAGGTAGTGAAGGTGATTACGAACAGTTTATGAAAGATGGTAAGAATTATAAACATCATAAATATAAAGCTGATGCAGTTATAGAATCAGATTAGGTTGATTTTATCAAAAATATTAGTAAGAGTATTTACTGACTGAATTTTTAAAGGACTCCCTTTTAATTTAGTCATCTTTCCTTTCTAAAGAGGACAGGTGGAAGCGAGAGTGGAAACCTGTCCGAAAAAGTATGGCAAGTAAAAATTCTTATTTAATTAGAGTCTGGCAATTACCTAAAAAGGGTAAAATTCCATTAGGAAATAAAGGTAAAATTATAGACAATACATCAGATGGGTTTGAACTGGCACAAGAAAAGATTATAAAATGTTATGATAAAGATATTAAAAATATTAGTGTGGCTAAAGGTTATAGGGCAACGTATGAAGAATTTAAAGAAACACATAAAACAAAATAAAACAACTGATACAAAGGAATTAAAAGTAGGCAGTATTAAAGATAGTTTTCTTAAAGCTGACATATCTACTAAAGGCACTAAAGTTGTAATATCAATAGATGGATTTATAAATGAATTTGAAGCGTTATTATGGGCAAAGACTCAAACAGAAATATGGCTTAAAGCTAAAGAAACAGACGATCTCATTAAAGACTTTAATACAAGAACACTACACTAATGCCCAGACCTGTTAGAAAAGTTATTGTTAGATTGAGATTATGGTACGCAGATATAATGGGACATAAAGGTATGCGTTGGAATTATGAGCCATCTAAACATTATTTTGGCAGAGGTAAGAAAAAATAATGCCTGATTGTAAGAATTGTCATTGTGAATGTCATTGTGAGTCTGGACTACACGCACATCATTATGATGGTGACTTATGCACTTGCCAAGTATGCGAACATAAAGGGAAAAAGAATGTCAAAGTATCTAAAGATAAACGTAAAGAATAACATCAAAGAATTTACTAAAGGACTCAATAGATTTCAAAGATCACAAGTGCCATTTGTAGCGGCACGAACACTAACAGATGTAGCGTTTAAAGTAAGAGAGAACGCTATTAATAAATCATTTCCACAAGCATTTAAGAATAGCACCAATGCAAGTCGTATGGCTAAAGGACGATTAAGAGTGATGAAGGCACAGAAGCGTGACTATGAAAGAGGAATGTTATCAGCAAAAGTTTTAGATAAATCTTCTAATCCTTTAGAGTATTTATTAAAGCATCAAACAGGTGGTATGAAAACTGCAAAGAGTGGTAACTTTATAGCTGTACCTAGTGACTTTATAAAAAAGAAATTAGGAGTTAGACGTAATCCACAATGGCGACCAACAGCAGTAAGAGATATGTCTGGAGTTAGAACAGTTAAACGTGGTAAGTTTGTAGCAGGTAAAGCAGAACAAGCTATCGTTAAAGGTAAAGATAGATACTATTCTTTGGTTAAAAGCGTTCCGATTCCTAAAAGATTATTCTTTGAAGAAAATGCAGAACGAACTGTTCAAAAGAAGATAAGATATATCTGGACAACACAACTAAATCGAGCATTAAGAACAAGCAAGTATAGGTAGTTAAATAAACCGCATAAATAGGTACTTTCTAGCCATATTAACGTAGGTTTCGCTCGACGCAAAATGTTTTGTAGATAGCGTAGTTTGGTTTGCATTTCGTTTCGTTTTCAGTATAAGAAAATTAATGGGCGATGAACCAAAAAACAAAACACTTATTGATATTATAAGACCTTTTGGGCCAAGCATTTTAAAATGTAAGATGCCAGAAGATATTGTAAAAGACTTAAATCAAGACTGTTTAGATATATCTAATAAGAAAAAAGAAAAACGAGATTGGTCAGATCAATTAGCAGGTCGAGTTGAAGAAGAATATCATATTAGTCAAGATATATTACTTAAACACGCTCATTGGTTTAATGCTGTTACTTCTCGATATTTGTTTCCAAGCGATAAAGATTACAAAGAACAAAAAGATAATTTCAAAGTTGGGATAGCTAGTGGTTGGTATGTTAGACAATATGCTGGCGATTTTAATCCTGCTCACTATCATACTGGTTGTCAAATAAGCTGTTTAGGTTATTTAAAACTTCCTGATGATATAAATGAATATTGGGCAGAAGAAGATAAAGATCATAATCCTTTTGGTGGTTATACAGACTTTAGATATGGAACGATTGGTTTGAATTGTCCTAACAATATGAAAGTTAAACCAGTTGTTGGAGAGTTCTATATGTTTCCACATTGGTTAGATCATCAAGTTTATCCTTTTAAAAGCAAATATAAATTTCCAGATATAAAAGGAGAACGAAGAACTTTTAGCTTAAATCTAATTTTTTCAAATGCCAAAACTAAACATAAAGATCAATCCTAATTTAAAACAGATACCAATAGATCATCTGGTACCATACGCAAAAAATCCTAGAAAAATTACTAAAGCAATTCCTTTAGTTGCTGAATCTATTAAGTCGTTTGGATTTAATGTTCCTATTACTATTAATAATATGATTGATAAGATTATAGTTAGTGGTCATACAAGATATGAAGCGGCAAAGAAATTAGGAATGGAACAAGTTCCTTATATTGAATTAAATCATTTATCAGATTTAGATATTAGAAAATATAGACTAGCAGATAATAGAGTTGCAGATGAATCAGAATGGGATAAGAATTTATTAAGAACTGAATTAGCAGAATTAGAATTAAACAGTAAGTTAGATGCAGAATGGTTTAATAACATTGGCTTTAGTCAAGAAGAAATAGCCAAAGCATTAGCTGGAACTATGCAAGACAATGAAGAAACAATAAGTAAAAAAAATGAATGTCCTAGTTGCGGGCATACTTGGTAATGGAATTTATAGATAGTATTTGGTTTACGATTATGATGGGTTTTATAGGTATGATAATAATATGGTTATATCCATAAATGAGTAGAAAAAAAATAAATAAACCTGAATCAGCTTTTAAAATTCGTGTAGAAAATAATGGTATTTATATTTCAGCTTTAAAACAAGACAATGCTCAATTAACTCAATTAAATTATGATTTAATGAAAAGATATAAAGTGAAAACTTCTGATCCAGTAACTAATGATGTTATTGATAGAATATTTGTTAGACATCAACAAGGTATGAAAAAATTTAAACAAACTATGGACGAGAATCCTAAAACTATTGATGATTGGACAGAAGATATAATTGAAGAACTGATTGATGCAATTTGCTATTTAGTTGTTTTAAAAAAAAGACTTCATAAGGTTGATTGTCTTGCTCAAATAGAAGAAGTTAAAAAAGAAGCTGATGAACTTATGATAAAGAAGATAGATTATTATGAGAAAGAGATTGCATTAGTAAGAGAACAAGCACAAATAGATATATTAACAAAAGATAGAGATTTAAACGCAAAAGACAAAGAACTAGGTCGTTTGTATAAAAAGATTAATGAGTTAGAGAGTCGTAATGGCAAAGAAACCAAAGTGGGGCGTTAATAATTATGTTAAACGCACAACAAAAAAACGTAAAGGCAGACACACTAAAAGACCTAACAAGGGCAGTCACAAAAAGCGTTATAGAGGACAAGGTAGGTAAATGAATATATTATTTTTATTTTTAGGATTATTACAAGCAGAAGCTAGTTATGAATTAGTAAAAATACCCATAAGTTATAGTGCTAAAAAAATAACTTGTGAAAAAGCATTTAATAATACTGTTACATTTGTTAAAAATCCAAATTATAAACCACATACTAATCAATCAACGACTTTAATTAAATATAAAGGTAAAAATGTTTTTGTTCATTGGTGCAAAGATATAAATGACAACTTTGTACGATAAATGGCTACATCATTTAATATTCAAGCTATTGCAAAACTACTAAAGTTATCTGAAAGAAGAATACAACAATTAGCTAAAGAAGAAATTATACCTAAAGCTGAAAGAGGTAAGTATGATTTAATAGGAAGCGTTCAAGGTTATATTGATTATCTAAAAGCTAAAGTAGGTGGTGATTTTACAGCAGAAGAAGTATTAAAGAATAAAAATAAATTACTTAAAGCGAAAGCAGAACTAGCAGAAATAGAAAAAATGAAGGCAACAGGCGAATTAATACCGAAAGAAGAAGTAAAACGCACTTGGCTAGAATTAGTACAGAAAGTAAAACAAAAATTATTGTCAATACCAAATAAGGTTGCTCCTGTTGTTGTTACAGTTAAGAGTATAAACGAAATTAAACTAATATTACAAGATAAAATATATGAGGCACTCTATGAAATCTCCAGCGATGACAGAAGTGTGGCAAAAAACAATGAGTCTAATAAAACCACCGCCACACCTAAAAATAAGTCAATGGGCAGATAAATTTAGACACTTATCTACTGAAAGCAGTAGTGAAGCTGGTAAATTTGAAACTGCAAGAGCCATATTTCAAAAAGAAATAATGGATAGTATAAATGATCCAGCGATTAATGAAGTTGTTGTAATGTCTTGTTCTCAAATAGGTAAAACAGAAGTCTTACTTAATGCAATTGGTTATTATATTGCTTATGCACCTGCTCCTATATTAATTGTTCAACCAACATTGGAAATGGCTCGTGCTTGGTCGCAAGATAGATTAGCACCAATGATTCGAGATAGTAATATACTTAAAGCTAAAGTTGCTGATGTTAAAAGTAAAGATTCAGGCAATACTGTATTGCATAAAGTATTTGAAGGTGGTCATATAACAGCTTGTGGTGCAAATAGTCCTGCGTCTTTAGCATCAAGACCTATTAAAATAGTTTTATGTGACGAGATTGATAGATACCCACCAACAGCAGGAAGTGAAGGCGATCCAGTTATGTTAGCGAAAAGAAGAAGTGCTACATTTTGGGATAGTAAGTTAGTATTAACATCAACTCCAACAGTTAAAGGTGCGAGTGCTATTGAATCTGCTTATGAAGAGAGCGACCAAAGACTATTTTATGTTCCTTGTCATAAATGTAATAAAAAACAAACTTTAAAATGGTCGCAAGTACAATGGGAAAAGAATAAACCAGCAACAGCTAAATATATTTGTGAGCATTGTGAAAAAAAATGGAGTGATGTTGAAAGAGTAGCCAATATTAGTAAAGGTAAATGGAAAGCAACACAATTATTTAATGGACGAGCAGGTTTTAGATTAAATGGACTATATTCAGTATGGGTAACAATGGAAGAAGCAGTAGGTGAGTTCTTACGAGCAAAAAAACTTCCTGAAACATTAAGAGTCTTTGTTAATACTTATTTAGGAGAAACTTGGGAAGATGAAGGAGAACGTATTGATGATTTAGGTCTATATGATAGACGAGAAGATTATAAGTTTCCTGATGAAATTATCTTATTAACAGCAGGAGTAGATATTCAAGATGATAGAATAGAATGTGAAGTAGTAGGTTGGGGTTTAGAAGAAGAAACGTGGAGTATTGATTATCATATACTTTATGGCGATCCATCAGCACCAGCAATATGGCAAGAGTTAGAAATGTTATTAACAAAAACGTATGATAAGTCAGATGGCTCTAAATTAAAGATAATATCAACTTGTATAGATAGTGGACACCATACAAATACTGTTTATCAGTTCTGTAAGACTCGATATGCAAGACGAGTCTTTGCGATTAAAGGTATAGGTGGAGAAGGGAAACCGATTGTAGGAAGGCCAAGTCGTAATAACATAGCCAGAGTAACTTTATTTCCTATTGGCGTTGATACTGCTAAAGAATTAATATATTCGAGATTAAGGGTTAAGAATTTAGGTGCTGGATATTGTCATTTTCCTACTAAATATAGCGAGGAGTATTTTAGACAATTAACAGCAGAAAAAATTGTAACAAAATATAGACGAGGTTTTAAAAAACGTGAATGGGTATTAATGCGACCAAGAAATGAAGCGTTAGATTGTAGAGTTTATGCACTATCAGCTTTTACATTGTTAAACGCAGACTTGAATAGAATATCCGAAAAACAAAAAAGTGGGCAAACACAAATGAATCATAAAGTCAACCAAAGTAGGTTGAAACATTATAAAAAACATACTAATTTTGCTAAATCGTGGAATAATTAAAATAATATGGCAAATTTATTTACAGATATACCTGAAAAAGAACCAATAGTAATATACAAAGGCGAAACTGTTGTATGGAAAAGAACAGATATTGGTTCTGACTATGATCCATCAAGTCACTCTATGGTTTGGGAAGCATCAAGAGAAACCGATGGCTCAATAAGATTTTCAGCAACAGTTACAGAGTCAGGAACAGATTATACTTTTACTTTAGATAATTCTGCTACATCTAGTTATACTGCTGGAGATTATCAATGGTTTTTAAAAGTTCTTCAAACAAGTGATAGTGAAACAATAATTATAGATTCTGGAAAATTAACAGTAAAAGATAATTATTTTGCAACTACTGGAGATACTAGAAGTCACGCCAAAAAAATGCTTGAAAAAATTGAAAGCATTTTAGAAGGTAGAGCAGATGCAGATGTTTCAAGTTATTCAATTCAAGGAAGATCATTAAGTAAAATTGGTATAGCTGAATTATTACAATGGAGAGATTATTATAAAGCAGAATATCAAAAAGAAGTTGCTGAATTTAGAACTGGTAATAAAGAAGGATCAGGTAGAGTAGTAAAGGTACAATTTAATGACGTTGGTTGATAGATTAAAAAATATATTTAGAAAAAGAAAAAGACGTAGCTTTTATGCTGGTGCATCACAAAATAGATTATTAAATAATTTTGTTTTAACTTCTAAATCTGCTGATAGTGAAATTAAACAAAGTTTAAGAGTTTTAAGAAGTAGAGCAAGAGATTTATCAAGAAATAATGCTTATGCTAGACGATATATTAGTGTTTATGTTGATAATATTGTTGGAGCCAAAGGAGTTCATTTACAAGTTAGAAGTCGTGATCCAAATGGAGCATTAGATAGCTTTGCTAATAATACTATTGAACGTAGATTTAAAGAATGGGGAGTTAGATGTACTGCTGATGAGAAATTAGGTTGGATAGAATGTCAAAGATTATTTGCTGAAACTTATGCAAGAGATGGTGAAGTATTAATTAGATTAATTAAAAATTTTGATAATCCACATAAGTTTGCAATAGAATTTATTGAATCTGATTTTTTAGATCACGACTTAAATCAACAATTAAGTAATGGTAATCAAATTAGAATGGGAGTCGAAGTTAATAAGTTTGGAAAACCTGTTAATTATCATTTACTTAAATTACACCCAAACGATGATTTAGTTGTTAGTCCTTATATTGGTGAAAAATATAATGTTGTTCCTGCTAGTGAAATAATACACTACTATCATCAAGAAAGACCACATCAAACTCGTGGTATTCCACCTTTAGCTTCTTGTTTAAGAGATTTAAAAATGCTTGATGGTTATATGGAAGCAGAATTGGTAGCCGCTAGAGTAGGTGCAAGTAAAATGGGTTTCTTTAAATCAAATGATGCAGATGGTTATACTGGAGAAGATAAAATAGACACAAACAATCCAGTTATGTATGCAGAAGCAGGTACTTTTGAACAATTACCAACTGGAACAGATTTTCAGTCTTTTGATCCACAACACCCAACAACTGCATTTAAAGATTTTACTAAAGCAGTTATCAGAACTGTCGCTAGTAGTTTAAATGTTAGTTATAATACACTTGCAAATGATTTAGAGAGTGTAAATTATTCTAGTATCAGACAAGGTGCATTAGAAGAACGTAATTTTTTTCAATGTGAACAATATCGTATGATTCGAAACTTTCACGATGTTATTTATGCTCATTGGTTAGAAATGGTATTATTAACAGATAAATTAAATGGTTTACCACCTTCTAAATTTCCTAAATTTAATAATCCAATTTGGAGAGCAAGAGGTTGGCAATGGATTGATCCTAAAAAAGAAGTAGAAGCGTTAAAAGTAGGAGTAGAGAATGGTTTTTTATCATTTCAAGACGTTCAATCTGGTTATGGTCGTGATGTAGAAGATGTATTTAGTCAGATTCAGTCAGATAAAGAATTAGCTGATAAATTTGGAATACAATTAGCGTTTGAACCATTTGGACAAAAACAAATACAAGATAATCAACCAAAAGAGGTTGAAGAAGAACAAGAAAAATAATAGATATGAATAATATGAATAAAAAGCACATACAAGATATAAGTGAATCAAACGATTCAGTCACAATAACATTTGGAAAATCAGATGGCGATAACAAAGAAGGGGACAGGGAGCAATCTGGTGCAAAAAATAATG